GTCAACTACCGCTAAGTTTTCTGGGTCCATGATGTTTCGTTAGAAACCTCGGTCTACCGGGCCGATACAGTTTGTGCCGCGATTATGCGACAGATTCTTTTACTTGTGCAGCTTTGTAAGCTGCGATCACTTCAGCCGTGTGCAGAGCCGCACAAACGCCTTGAACACGGGCGTCCTCTTTGCTGTAGTCATCGCCAGGGGCAACAACATGGCGGTGGAACTTGCGGCTGATCTCAACGCCATCTTCCATGATGCGGGTGGCAGTGCGGACTTGCACAGTGCCGTTCTCAAGAGCTTCAATCAGATCGACTGAGGTGATTTTTTCCAACATGCTATGTCCTTGTTTCCAGCCTGACCATCCAGTCAAGCATTAAGTCTGGTGGGCCGCGCCAGTACGGTTTAATACAACGAGTGGACAACAGATGCGTTGTCTTTAAATTTCAAAACACCGTCTGCCGTATCTACAAACAAGCAGTTAGTTCCTGCCGATGCGGATGCAAGTGTGTTTGAAAATTGAAATGCGCCTTTAAACGGCACCAAAAATCCAGTTGTGTCTTGGATACGCAGCACTTCACCATCTCCAGAAACAATTGAAACTTCTTTTGTCGCTGTCTTTGTTTGCGCTGAAAACCTTGTAACGCCTGCATTTTGAATAGTAATTGAGTTGTTACTATCGTTAATCGAATTGAGAATCAGATTTGCAGCATTGTTTTCTGTAAACAAAAACTCGGTGTCGTAGTCAATTATTTTTGTTGAAGGCGAACCAGAACTTAATAGGCCAACAGACGGGCTTTCAATCTGCGGGTTTATGATGCACAAATTTGTGTTTCCATCGTCTTGAATGTTAACTGTGCCGCCAACAAACCGCAGGTTATCCAGTACAGTGTCCAGTGTCGTGGATACTTGAACTGCATTGGTTGGGTGAATAATTTGTGCAGACCAAATTACGCTGTTCTTTTTTGCGTCTGACGCAGTTGTGCCACTAATAAAAATAGCTGGGTCAGCAACAGTTGCGTTATTTGCCTCATACCAAAACTGATGAATTTGGTTGTAAGATGAATTATCAAAAATTACGCCATAATATAAGTTGTTACCGCCGTATTCAAGATCAATTGTTTGAATAACGTTACCCCTTGCATAATCAAAGCGAATACCGTAATGTCTAAAATTTTCCCCATTAAAATTTATGATGTTGTTGTGATTTGGGCCACGGTTTGTATTTGCGCCATAAAAACGAATGCCGCTGTATAACTCTCTGCAATGTATGTCTTGCAACATACAAAAGTAAGAAAACTCTAAATGAATTGCCAAAACCAAAGGTGTGCCTGAAGTGTCCCAGAATAAAATATTGTTGATAGTGCAATATTGTGCGCCGATCAAATAAATGCAAGGTGCAGAAGTCAAACCTTCCATTTTAATGGTGAGGTTGGACAACAGAAAATTTCTAAGGACTACGTTTCCGTTTGTGTCATAGTTCCAAACAATAAACGAGTTTGCCCCTTGTGGTTTTAAAATTGCGCCGCTTTTTGACTCACCAACAATGTTTGTCCCATTTAAAATAATAATTGGGTTTATTGTGTATTCGCCGTTCGGAATAAAAACAGTTTTACCCGATGCAATTGCAGCAGTAAAAGCCGCCGCATTTTCTGCCGCCGTTGCTGTTGGACTTGCGCCATAGTCCAGCACATTGGCAGTTGCGCCAGCAATCATGGAGTAAGAAACTTTTGTCAGAGCCATTTTGTTTCCTTGTTAAACCATGTAAGTGATGGTTCCGTAGATTGCAGTTGTTGCTATAATTGCTTCTGCGCTGTAAATTTGATTAGTAATAATAAAGGGGTTTGTGCTTAATGTTGCTGACGAATTAACCGCAGAGCCAACTAAGTAATCTGCGGATGCGCCATTAAAAGGCAACCCAGTAATGAATACGCTTCCGCTAGTAACCGCAATGGTTGTTGATCCTGCAACCGTAAATCGAATAGTGACAAGTCGCCCGACTTTTGTGTATGTGCCAGAAGAACTGTAATCTCCAACAACGGTTACGCCGCCGCCTTGACCCGGCGTCCAAGTGCCTTCTTCATAGTCAGCCAACAACTCGCTTGTGCCAGTGCCCGGTGTGGCAGAAAAGTCGATGCCCTGACCGCTGGCAACAATCAAATTGCCTGTCGTCAGAGTCATTTGAGTTGCACTGACAGCGCGGCCAGCAGTTAAGTTGGCAACACTGACTTGTTTGGTCGCGCCGCCTTGAACAATCGGCAACACCTCGGTGCCAGCAAGCGGAGTCGTTGACGCGGGGAGTGCTGAGATTTTGGTATCGGCCATGATTGTTCCTTAGATGTAGTTGACTTCAATTGTGGAAGTAACTGGAGGTGCTTGAGAGAATGTAAGAACAACGCCAGCAAGGCTGTACGTGTTTTTTTGCTGGTACACCCCATTGATGTACACATTCGTGGAATTTTCGCTCGCCGGGGCGTTTGTCAACGTAAACGCAACGGTGGTGCCGTCACCAGTAAAATTTTGTACTGTGTAAGCGCCTGATCCTGCCGCAACAACATTGTCGTATGTTGCGATCAAAACATTCGTGCTGGTTTCAAGTACAAACTTGTAAGCCTGAGATGTGATCCAAATTTCTCCGCTATCAGGCACGCGCCCCGCAGCGTTCAGCACGATGGGGTTGGTGCGGGCTACATTTCCTGCGCTGGTCGTGTATGAGGCTTGGGGCGTGGTTGTACCAGCTTGGTACGTGTACAGTTTGCCGCCAGTCAGCACATTGCCGCTGTTGTCAAAAAACTGGGCCGCTACACCGCCCACGGGAGAAATGTATACGACGGCCATTTAGGTCACTCCAAAAGGATCAAGCCGCCGTCCTCTTGGACGAGGTTGTCACCGGACTCGGTAAGAAGGTTGCTCTGGGCCTGCTCGCTCCCACGCCCGCCAAACAGCGAGATGATGCCGCCCAGCCCAATGCCGACGGCGTTGCGAAAGGCTACACCGAAGCTCATTGCTTGTTGATCGGTTTGGCGTAAGCAGTACCGTCCGTGCTGCCGATCCGGATCACGCTGACGCGCCAGGGAGCGCCGCTGGTGTTCAAAGGCACCACAAACGGAATGGGCGTGAAGGACGGGATCGGGGTGCTGGCGCTGGTAGCCACAGCCCCAACGCCCACCTGAACGTAGCAGGGCACTTCAGACCACACCACCACACCTTGAGGACCAGGGTTCCATGCAGTCGTGTTGCCCGCAGTAGCACCGGCAGTTGCGGAGTAAGCGGGGAAATCCGCTTGGCTCATTGGGTTGAGGAGTTCCATGATGTGTCCTTATGCCAGGAATTTGAGCTTATACAGAGTTCTCAAATATATCTCAACGATATTATCGATCAACTGCTGCAACGTAGAGTCTTCTTTTTTCGCCACCTTGTAGCGCATCTCCTCAACCTCGGCCAGCGATGCCTCAAGGAATTCGGTGATGTTGGTCGTCTTCTTGGCCGAATGCAAAGTGATGGGGCCGATCAGCCCGTGACGACCCTGATACGTCTCGGCAAAGTCGTCAGCCGCGCCAACGATGCGATCATAGAAGATGTTGAGCGCTTGGTGCTTGGAGTAGCTGCGCGTGTTTAGATGCACCGAGTGGGCCACATCTCGGGCCAAGAACAAGAGGCCCATGAAGTCTGCGGCGGTGCTCATTGCATAACTCCTTCAGGTGGCATCATCGGGGGCTGCTCCATTGGCATCTCCGGTGGCGGCTCCATCGGCATCTGCGAGATCATGTCGTTGCTCTCCATTGCCGCTGCAACCACGCCCATAGCGATGTCTTGAATCTGCTGCTCGGTCATGCCCGCCTGCACGGCACTGATGCGCTTAGTCTCAGCCTCAAACGCCTTGATCTGCGCCTCGTAGTCAGCGCGGCGTTGGTCTTGGGCCTCCATAGACTGCTGCACGTTTTGCAGCATTGCAGACATCTGCTGCATCTCTTGGTTCATGGCCTCCATCTGCTGCTTGGCCGCAGCCAGAGCCGGATTGTCCTCGTCGTCGCCCAAAATCGACGGGTCGATGACCTTGGCAAACCGTTGAGACATCTCCTGGGCACCCGGCCAGTCCATGTTCTTGATGAACAAATCGCCAGCAACTTTCCACAGGTCAGGGTTGCCTTGCAGCAACTGAGCCATTGCTTCCAGTGACTCTTGGCGCTTGGTGGCAAAGCCGGGCCCGGTGATGACCATGACATCGTACTTGCCGACGCCAGGGTTGTAGATTTTCTCAATGATGATGCCCTGCTCGTTCCTGATCTTTTTGACCGGCTCGGGCTGCATCGGGTTGATCTTGATCATCTTGGACTCGCCGTCCTCGCCCACGATCCGGGCGATGCGCTCGGTGTCGTAGATTTTGGGGATCAAATCGATCAGTTGCCGCCCGATGTAGCGGATAAACCGGGCGTAGTTGTCCACGTAGTGGTACGTGCCGGTGTCCGACTCTTTTTGCCGCGCCAAGATGGCCTTGCCGCTGCGCTCGTTCGATGTCATGCCCAGCGCAGCGTTGTACTGGCCGGTGGACGACTTGATGTCGTCAGATGCGCCCGCCTTGGCTTGCAGCAGGCCGCTGGAGGCCATTGGCGGCTGTGCCCGCTGGGGTAGTGGCAGCGTGTTGCCTGCGCCGTCTGTAACGTCTGGATTGACCTCCAGATACGGCCAGTTGGTCGTGTTGGCCGTCTTCCACTGAGTCTCGTAGCCCTCAAACTGACCGCCGTAGCCAATGAACGGCGCTTTGGGGGCCAGCGCCAGCATCTCGGCCTCTTGGCTCACCCAGTAGTTGTACATGCGCTGCGCGTCCTTGGCGTTACGCACGATGCCGCTGACGTACAAGCGGCCCTCAACCTCGAACTCGTTGCCCACGCAGCGAATCACGGGAATGTGTGCGCCTGCCCAGTCGGACTTTTCCAGAATCTCGTAGCCGTTGATCTTGAGCCACTTGACCTTCTTGCGGTCAGCCTTGCGGGTCTTAACAGGCTTGCCGAACATGCCCTTGAGCATCTTGTCTTCGGGCGTGCCAGAGAACGCGGTCTGGTTGCCGGGGTACAGGTTCAGCGTCTGCTTTTCGTAGTCAACGTAGAAATACTCGGCGATCCGCACCGTTTTCTCGTTCATCCACTGGCTGAGCCCCTGGTCGCCCACGCCCAGCGTCTGCATCGTTGACAGGGGCGCGGCGTCTGGGTACTGGCGCTCGTACTCGCTGCGAGGGATGTCCTCGGTGATGAAGCACCAGTTGGCATCTGAGCCGCACGGGTCTTGAATCAGCGGGTCCATGTAGACCGAGAAGCTGTTGCGAATGCGCCCAATCTTGATGTCTTGATTGAACGTGTTGTCGTCGCAATACTCGGTCAGGATGCGGGCGTAGCCCTCACCGTAGGACACTTGGTTCTCGCAGGCCGTGTCGTAGGCCACATCAGCGTCCGAGATGTACTCGATGTGCCGGATCATGCCGTTGAAGATCGCGGCCACCTCAACGTCAGCGCCGTCGTCTGCCGGGATGACCTTCGGTTGCGGTCTGTTTTGCCGCTGCTCGTTGGTTACTTGGTGAACGTGCTGCGGCAGCTTGTTGACGGTCAGGCACGGGCGGGCGTTGATGGTCTGGCCCTGCACCGCGCCGCGAGTTGCCAGCACATCGGCGGGCCACTGCCACTGGTTGTCGGGCGAGCCGCCGTAAAACCGCAGGTCGTCTAGCTCGTCCTCACGCGACTCAGACAACGCAGAAATCGCCATGTCAAGGCGACTGCGTGCCGTTGATAGCACCTCGGAGTCGCTTTGGTCCTTGGCCGAGCCGCCGTCGCTGACTGCGCCAGCAGCGGCAATTCCTGTGTAGTCTTGGGGCATGATTACTTTTTCTTGGCCGTCTTAGCCGACTGCTTAAAGTCTTGCTTAGTGGGCGCACCAGCAGTGCCGGGTTTGCGCATCTTTTCGCCAGAGCCTGCCTTGATGCGATCCTGTTTGGCGTGGATGTTGGCGTAAAGTCCGGGTTTTGTAGCCATGATCAGCACTTCCATCGTTTAAGGGCCGCTTTGGCCCGTTCACCATCTTTGGCCTTCGCCGCAACGGCGCCCATGCGTGAGCAGAAACTGTCTTTGCGTGCTTGGTCAGCCTTGGTCTTGGGGCTGGGGGCTGGCGGCTTCAAGTTAGAACCCGTGGCGGCGTTGTACTTCTCGCGGCCCTTGGTTGTCAGGCCCGCGCCCTTGCTGACGGGTAGCTTCTCGCCCCGTCCAACGCTAAGAGACACGCCCTTTTTTGCCATTTACGACCCCATCCAAGATGTCGATGCAGCGCCATTCTGGGCGTTGCGCCGGGTAATTATGCGGTCATTGTACTCTCGATGTGCAACCGGAAACGCAAAGGTCACGGCCAGCGCGTCTGCCGCATCAGGCGATGATAGTCCTCGTGCTCTCATTTCCTTCTTGCCCTCAAGGTAGATGGTTCCCGCCGAGTTCGGCTTCTTCATGGGCCCGGTCAGGTCAGTTTTAAGCTGCCTGTCCGCAGAAAGTGACGCCGTTTTCAGCCACTCCCGCATCGCGCCCCACATCTCAGCCCGCTTGTTACCCCACATCACGGGGTTCTTGGCTTTCCAGCCGAAGTTCACACCGCGCACTTTGTACCGCTGCTCGGTCAACCTGTCAAGTATGCCGTATCCGAGGCCACCCTCGTCAATCACAGTCAGCGTGGGCTTGAACTCGTCGATGGCGTCAATCACGTTACCCACGGTGGTCATGGTGTCGTCGCCCTTGAACCTGCGGATCGCTATGATGTCCCGCCCCTGGCGCACCACCATGACCGTAGAGTCCATGCCGCCCCGTGCAGGGTCAACCCCGAGCACGATGGGCGCTGTCATGTCCTTGTGCTTGGGCCGCTTCATGGCGTCATCGACCACCGAGGGCATGATGAACTGGTCATCCCCGCTCTTGGGGAAGTCCCCATACACCTCGACACGGGCCTCGTCCGAGTCCTCGCCGTACTCCGCGATGATCTGCTCGTAGATCGACTTGTCGGTGCCTTCCACCGTGCGGGCGTCAATCTTGCGGCTTGTCCAAAACTGCCGCTTGCCCCCGTCGATGGCCTCGTAGAAGTACCCGGTGTTGCGCCGACCGTTGGAGAACGCTAGCCAGTACCGATCCAAGATGTTCTCGGTAAAGAACCCCGCCGCCACGCTCCATATGCTGTCCGGGATACCGCTGGCCTCATCGAAGATCACCATCATGCCGTCCATGTTGTGCACACCGGCATAGGCGTCTGGGTTCTCCTCGCTCCAGAGCTTACCCTCAGCACCCCAGTACCGGGTGCCTTTCCTCAAGTCACGCTCAACCAGATCAGTCAGCCACGCAGCCGGTGCCAGCTTGGTAGCCGATGGCTCCCACCAGTGCGCGTTGATGCTCATGGTGGCCCACTTAGTCAACTCACCCCAGGTGACAGTGCGAAGCTGTGTCTCGCTGTTGGCCGACACCACGACAGACGAGCCAATGCGAGTGGACAGCATCCACAGGATGAGCCAGCTCACCAGTGCCGACTTCCCCACACCCCGGCCAGAGGACACAGCCGAGCGCAGCGCGTCGATCATCTCGTCCGCACTCATGCTGCTGCGGTTGGTCCGGATGAAGTCAGCTATCTCACGAAGCACCTCCCGCTGCCACTTGCGCGGCCCCTTGAACCTCTCAAGCGGCGTGTTCTTCTGCCCCCACGGGAACGCGAACAGGACGAACGTCTCCGGGTTGTCGGCAATCTGCGGCGACCACAACTGCGTCATGAGCAGTTGCTCCTCCTCGGGGCTGTACCTGATTCGCTGCATCACTGCTCCAGTCGAGGGGTTACGTCCATCACTTCAGCCTCGATGATCCGCATCTGAGCCTGCTGAAGCGCCTCAGTGATCGAGATAGACCCAGCCACCTCAACCTGCTTGACCTCGCCGTAGCGCTTTTTGTTCCACGCGCCCATCAGCCACTTGCGAGTGTCGATCTTAAGCTTGGAGCGCTGCACATCCTCGATGCTGTCTTCGGCATCGGCAATCTCAAGAATCTCGCCTGCGATGAACTCTGTACGGCTTTCCTGCGCTTCCTTGAACCGTTCATGGCGCATCGGGTCACGCTTGATCCACTTGAGGAAGTCCTCGTAGCTGATCACTCGATAGTCATCTTCGAGAAGGTCACGCAGGCTGCGGCCCCGATAGACCTGCTCAATGACTCGTTCGAACATCTGTTCGTACTGGGTGTGCAGCAACTGCCGCGACTCCACGGGGAGCTTCGGTGGTCTTGGGTCTGGGCACGACAGCCAGCTTGGCAGTTCGATTGATTGCTCACTGGCGACAGCCGTGCCTACGGGATTAGGGTTGCCTTGTTCCATAGTGCTTGCAATGGTAGTTGAGTTTGAGATTCTGTGCAACAGAGGTGTAGTTGGGTTTATGGAACCCATTGGGTTTCTGATTTTTGAAAAAATTAAAAATGGTTCGCGGTGTCTCCGTAGCCGTGACCGGTCAGCCCCGGCCCTCCCCCGCCCCCTCGGTAGCAAGCACCCGCTGGGTCTAGCACCTAGCAGCACCCAGCACCCGCTGGCAGGATTCAGACCCGCTGGGTCAAGGGTCTAGCATCCAAGGGCGCAGCATCAGGGGTTCAATGTCGATGTGGTGCGCCCAATGGGTCAGTTGTTCCCATGTTCCCATGTCATCTAGTCAATGTGTCATGTTGCCCTTTCGCGCAAACCCTTGAAAAAGCTTCTTTTTCCATTCGATTGCCATTTACCCCAAAATCCCTACCTCACCGCCAAAAGGATAAAGTGACGCATTGACTAGACAACATGGGAACACCTAGATACAATGGGAACACCCAAACACTGAACCGAAAGGATCAACCATGCCTAGACACCGTAAGGCCAGCATTCAAGATGTAGCCCTCTTGTTTGACTACAACCATGAAACCGGAACACTGCATGAATGGGGCATGACTGAAAAGCCAAGCCTCGCACTTGTACAGAGGTTGCAAGATGCCCGCTTGCCTTTGAAGCAATGGCGCAAATTCGCACATCCTCATGAAACCATCGAAGTGCGCGAAGTCAACCCAGAACCTGCGGGCCGCATCGATAGCAGAACGGGATTTATCATCATCTATCGCGGGAGCGCTCAGTTCTATGCACATAGCATCGTGTGGCTCAAGCACTACGGCAAACCCGCCGATGACTCAATAGTGCACATCAACAATGACCGATCCGACAATCGCATAGAGAACCTGAGCCTCATGACTGATGTGCTCATCAAGCGGATCAAACCTCATCGAGCTAGAGTGAGAACCCCAATGGGTTTGGTTCATCTCGGCTACTTTGCGACATTGGAAGAACGCGATGCGGCAGTTTTTGCCCATCGCATAGGGATTAGGGAAAACACCTAGTAAATAACTTACCCGTTGGGTTGACACACAAACCCAATGGGTTATAATTCACACATCAACAACCCGCAACCCGTAAAGGACCATCACCATGAAAACCGCAAGCTGGATCATTGTCAACAAAGCCACCCGACAGTCAGTGTTTGAGACATTCAACGAAAACACGGCCAAGGCTGTCAACACTCGCATTTATGAGGCAGTTCCCGCACTCCAATATTTGCAAGAGTTGAACGCTGGCATTCGTGCCGCACGCGCTGCTCAAGAGGTGCAAGCATGAACCCCCATCGCCAGCACTACCAGTTAGCCAAGACTAGCGAACCCTCACCCCTCGCCACTTGGGCAAGTGCTGCACTCGCACTGCTTGCCTTGTGGTGCATCACTGTTCTTTTGTTCTCCCTGTAAGGATCAACCATGACTCTCCCTATTTTCGACAGTCGAGACGGACGAACCATCATCGGATATGCCAGTGGTATCCGCAGTGCTGGCGTTCAAATTCGCAGACTTGTAAACATTCCCGCTGGGTTTTACCTGTATGTCTGGCAAAGGGACAGAGATATGCAAGAAATGCTAGACGTTCCCGCTGGGTTCGTTTACTCAATTGGCAACTTTAAAAGATAACCCAGCCGATAGCCCCATTAGGCTATCGGGTGAGCATCCGCCACCACCGTGTAACCCGTAACCCGTAAAGGACCATTGCCATGAAAACCACTCTTGACCTCAACGATTTTCAAAACGCCTTTGATCGACTGCGCCCTAACAATTTTTCTTATGAGGCTTTGGGCCTTCTGTTCGACTACCTCGAAGAAATGGACCCAGATATGGAGCTAGATGTAATTGCCCTGTGCTGCAAATACTGCGAGGACACACTCGAAGACATCATCCACAGTTATTCGATCGATGTCGAAGACATGGACGAGGACGACACTGTGGAGGCCGTGAGGAGCTTTTTGAATGAGAACACTACCCTGGTGGGTGAAACCGTCAACGGCTTTGTCTACGCTGCTTTTTAAGGATCAACACCATGAACACACAAAACCTCACCATCGAAGAACAAGAAGCCGCGGCCTATGCCACAGGAGACACGGCTACGGCTGCATTGCTGGCTCGCATCATTGAGATTGAATACTTAGAAAAAAGAGTTGAAGAATTGGAAGGCCAGTTAGACGATGCGCAAAGCACCCTCAACGATCAAACAGTAGACTTTGAAAATTACAAAGGCTTTTTTGAGGGCTGCTTTGAACGCTTGGCGAAGCACTACCCTTGCCCCAGCATCACAAGCGACTATGACAAGTCAGTCATCTTTTCGGCCATCGAGAAGTCAGAAGGGGGTGAGGCATGAAGACTTTAGAGCTGACAGGCGCTGCCCTTAATTGGGCGGTTGCGAAGTGTGAAAACGGTGACTGGACCGATGAGGATTGCCTCGTCAACGTCACAACATTTAGCGACCATGACGGGACTATCTGCAACTACTCAACCGACTGGGCACAAGGTGGCCCGATCATTGAGCGGGAGCGGATAGAAACGCGTTACGACAGAATGGGAAGGTTCTCAGAACCGTGGATTGCCGCCACGCTTGAGCGCATGATTATTGGCCCCACACCCTTAATCGCAGCCATGCGCTGCTACGTGACCTCAAAGTTGGGCGACGAGGTGGATATACCAGGGGAGTTGACCGATTGACCTTAGCCATTTACCTGACTGTCCTCATCGTGGCTGGCCTGCTGGCATGGCTGCTTGACCTGTAACCCTCAAACTCGCCCCAGGTTCACCCCCTGGGGCTTTTCACCATGACACAAATTAAATTCACTGCTGACCTGCTGGCCTTGATAGCTCGACACAACCTCTGCGAAACCCAGGCCGCTGGGCTGCTGGGTGTTCCCCTGTTCACCCTT